AAAAGTTTTACATATTATTTTTTTTATCTTCATTTTCAGTAAAAATTTCCTAAATAATTATTTTTAAAATTGATTTTTTAAACTGACTTAAATTAAATATTATAATTAGTTTAAGACTTAAAAAAATGGCTTTAGATGCCGAATGGGAAAATTTTATGATAAATGGGGATGATGCCGAATACGATAATAAAAATGTATTTCCAAACAAAAATTTTATACCAAAATTTAGTGATATTTATATATCAACGCAAACAAAAATAGGATACCTTAATAGCGCAGTAAATTTAGAAGAAATTTTTTGGAAACTTCCCATTATTGATTATAAAGATGCTAGGGTAGGAATTATAAAGAAGATTATTAAAATTAATTCACAAACAGAGGAAGAGGTGGTAAAATTAGAAGAAAACATTAAAAGTGAAAGGCATATTTCTTATGATATAATTAACCAAATCAATACGCAAACAGGAAATGTAAAAAAATTTAAAGATATTAGAAAAATCATTTGCGGAATATCAAAAAAGGATTTAATAAATTTTAGAAAAAAAAAGAAGAGTGCATTTTATAATTGCTTTGCTGTAATCATAAGAATATATTTTAATAACAAATTTAATGAAATAAATATTAAACTTTTTAATACAGGAAAATTAGGAAATACCTGTATTCAAAATATCGAAACGTTGAACATTGCTGTAAAAATTTTACTAGATATTATTGAAGATTCTTCTGGGAAAAAATTCCACTATTTAAAAAATAAAGTAGAAACGGTTCTTATTAACTCAAACTTTTCATGCAACTTCTTTATTATTCGAAACAAATTATATAATATATTAAAATTTAAATATAATATTCATAGTTTATTCGACCCATGTTCTTACCCCGGAATACAATGCAAATTTTATTATAATAAAGAAAATATTCAAAACGATGGAGTTTGTAAATGTGAAAATAAATGCAATCTAAATAAAAAAAAGAAAAAACTTAATAAATGTAAAATAATTTCATTTATGATTTTTCGCACGGGGAGCATTTTAATTGTTGGTAATTGCGATGAAGAAATTATACACATTATCTATAATTTTATAATAAATATTTTAAAAAAAGAATTATTTAATGAAATTATTACAAAAAAAATAGAAGGCAAGAAAAAGAATAAGAAAAAATATAGAAAACGTATAATTAAATTCACTAATTTATTATGATTTAAAAAACTTGTTTATAAATTTTAAAGGAGATAGCTCTGAAAAATTATCATAATACAACGATAAGGAAATTATTTTTTCTTTATCTATTTTTTCTTTATTCATTTTCTTTAAAAATAAATACAAAATAGAAACTTTTTTTTCAATACTAAAATTTGAAAATATAAAAAAATTTAAAAATATTTCCATGTTTTCAATATTCTCACCTTTCAAATTAGTTATCTCATTTAATATTTTTATTATGTACATTCTTATTCTGTTTATTTCCTTTTCAATAAATATATCTTTCGTAATAGATATATCTTTTGTAATAGATATTTCTTTTGTAACAGATATCTCTTTTTCAATAAATATCTCTTTTTCAACTATATATTTTTCAATTTTTGTTATAAAATTAATTTTATCATTTAACATTTTTGTGTTTTCTTCATCTTTATCCTTAAAACCCTTTTTATAATCATCGTTTATATTGTATATCGTCTTTTTGTAAACAAATAAACATGCGTCTTTTGAATTTAATTGTAAATAAGAGTTGCTATCTTCGCCTATTTGTCCTATAAATTCAGTATAATATAAATAACTTTTTCTTAAATGAAAAGATGTTAATTCTAAATTTTTTGTATATAACATTAACGTTAAAAATATATTTTTCAGCAAGTCATATCCTCTATGTACAATAAACTTTTTATGAACCATATTTTTAATACTTATATTTTTTGTTATGTGTGATAAATATTCATGTAAAATTTTTACATATTCAAAAATAACTGGTTCATTATCTAAAATTTTATTTTTATACAACTCTTTATTCAATAAATTCATTTTTTTTGATTCACTCATTTAAATAATTAAAATATTTAATTAAAACATTTTAAACATAAATATTTTCTCTTTTCTCTTTGTCTTTGAATAAATAACTATTTAAAGACATAAAAAGAAAAAAACTATAAATAATATAATATGGAGGAAGAAAACCAATCAAGTGTATCCAACTCATCAAATTACAGATTACCGAAAGCAGTTACCTTACAACATTGTGCTAAACTTGGAGTTGTTGAAGATAAACCCATTATGTTTGATTATTGGACCAGCTCTTGCGATAACGATGTTTTAATTGGTATTAGAGAAAATGGTGAAAAACTTTTAGTTAAAAGTGCAGAATATACCAGTCCTATTTCTAAAATATATAAAGTTGAAACCGAATACATCATTATTACTGAAAATTCAATCTATATCGTTTCTGCTGATATTGAAACAAAACGTGTATCATAATTTAAATTTTTTTTACAAAAAAATTTAAATTATAAAATAGCTCTTAACTTCTCTCTCTGTTCAGTCGAGAGATTTTTTGGAAAATTCACATGAAATACTACTATTAATTTTCCCACTTGGTCGCCCCTTACCATCCCCATATTTTCTATTATACTTTTGTATCCTGGATTTATAACTCTACCATTTGTATTATTTATCGTATATGTTTTTCCGTTTAAATGTTCAACGTCAAACTTAAATCCAACAAGAGAATCTTTCAATGTTATATCTTTATTTACAACTAAATTTAGTCCATGTCTATCAATGACCTTGTGATTTTCCATTTTTATAAATATTTTTATATCACCCTGTATCCCATGTTCGTTGATATTTCCCTTCCCTTCCACAATAATTATTTCATTCGAATCAATCCCTTTATAAATATCAACATAAATCGTCTCCTTCTCCGTTTTTTTCATATTATTTAAAACAATCCACCTTTCTATCTCTAAAGGATATTTAATACCATTATATGCATCTATTAACGAAATTGATATAGTTTTTGATATTGCTGCAGGTTTCATCCTTTTTCTAAAAATCGGTTCACCATTTCTAAATATATGTATGTTTGGATGCCCATTCATTCCACCGGGTCCTCCAAATCCTGACATTCTACCTATATCAACAGGACCACCCCCAAAAAACATCTTAAAAATATCGGGCATCTCGCCACCACCATTGTCCGTGTTAAACATATTATTTCCACCATTATTAAAAAACGGATTTCTAGATTTCATATCATATTCGTTTTTTTTTATTTCATCCCCCAATATTTCATATGCTCTATTTATCTTTTTAAATTCTTCAGCATTCCCTCCTCTATCCGGATGATGCTTCATAGAAGCCTTCCTATAAGCCTTTTTTATTTCCTCCTGCGATGAATTGTTCTTAACACTCAAAATTTTGTATAAATCCATTTATATTTATTTACTATTGAGATAAACTTAAATATAAATTAACGAAATTAATTAATATGAATAATATATCTTTCTTAAAAATATATCAACCAAAATTTTATAAAGATTTTTATATTGAAGAAGATTATATTAACCTATTAAAAACTTTACAAAAAATGGATAATCTAAATATACTATTTATTGGTAGAAAAGGAGTCGGTAAAACGTCTATAATCCTTGCATCAATAAGAGAATATTATAACAGTGAAATTATTCCAAAACACGATGTATTATTCATTAATAGTCTGAAAGAACAGGGAATTCAATATTATAGAAACAATCTTAAAACATTTTGTCAAACACAATGTTCTATTCCTAAAAAGAAAAAATTAATAATTCTTGACGATTTTGATTTCATTAATGAACAAAGTCAACAAGTTTTTAGAAATTATATAGACAAATATAGTCATAAAGTTAACTTTTTAATCTCTTGTAAAAATAATCAAAAAGTAATTGATAATATCCAATCCAGAACAACAATAATTAAACTTAATCCTATAAATGAAACAAACTTCAAAATATTATTTAATAAAATTAAAAAAAATGAAAAAATTAAAATTACTTCTAAAGCAGAAAAATTTTTATTTTGTATTTGTTCTAATTCTATAAGTCAACTCTTAAATAATATGGAAAAATTCAAATTATACGACAAAGAAATTAATATTGATAATGTAAAAAACATTTGTACAAATATCAGCTTCTTTTCATTTGAAAATTATACAACCGCTTGTTTAAAACAAGATTATGAAAAATCAATAAAAATAATTTTTAATATATATAATAAAGGTTATTCCGTTTTAGACATTCTAGATAATTATTTCTACTTTATCAAAATTACTGATTTCATAAATGAAGAACAAAAATATAAAGTTATAAAATTAATTTGTAAATACATCGAAATATTTTATACAGTTCATGAAAATAAGATTGAATTAGCATTTTTTACAAATAATTTAATTAATAACTTAACTTAAAAATATTCTAAACATATTATATTATATGAGTCAAGTTTTCAAAAAAAATGTTAATAAAGATTTTGTCGTTGATTTTTTTAAAGAATTCTGTCAAAAAAAAAAAAAAAAAGAATTTATCTTTTCACCCATTTCTTTCAAAAAAGCAGAATATAAAAATTCAATAAAAAACTTCATTGAAAATCTAAAACAATATTATCATAACTCTAAACAATTTTACTTGAATAGACCAATAACTTACAAACATTTTTTAACCATCTTACGTCAGGTGTGTAACCACCTTTGCATCCCATACACTTCTAAAATTTTATATAATAAATCAAAATACAATATAATATACATAATCTTTTTAGATGGCATTGAATATGAAGAAATCGTAGATATCTCCAATAATGTTTAAAAATAATATGATATTATTTTTAAACATTTTTAAACATTTTTAATTAGAATAACTTAACGTAAACATCTTTGCCAATATCGTATTCCCTGACAATATCTGTACCTTGTTAGAACGCACAAACCATTCATAATTACGTCTTTTTAACATCTCGTCTTTCGGTAAATATATTCCAAACATTTCCGAATCAAACTTGATTAGACCCTCTTTCAATAAGTCATCCAACAACACAACATATCCTTCTTTCGTTTTTGTTCCCAATAAATTTCCGGGTATTACACTCATTACACCAGAATTAACTTTTTTAAATAAATTTCTATCTAAATTACCTTCAAAATCTGCAGCTGCACTATTATCTGTAGATAACGATACTTCCAAATAATTACATAAATCCTTAATGGTTTTATTCCCTTTCTCACAACCAACCAACCTATGACTAGGAAATAATCTCTTCTTTTCAGATATATTATTTCTTGACACAAATTCACCAACATAACAACCCTTTTTACCTAAATACCGCTTATGATAAGGTAAAAAATCTCTCATCATCAAAAAACTATTCGGTACTATTGTACCACCATACTTATACAATAATCTAAATAATCCCAATTGTCTCGTTCGAGATTTTAATGGCTCCGGTAATTTATCCAAATTTATTGTCCAACTTGGCAATAATTTATGAAAACTATCGTCGTTTATCAAACATATATTAAAACTATCGCCAGACCATTTAACTATCGTCTCTATACACATATTTATATACGGTTGGTTTAATTTATTATTACTTCTGGAATAAAAACTTGACCAATACCTCGAATTCGTATTATGTTCAGTATGTACCCACATCACCGGTTTATCACTCCCTTCACCATTCAATAAATGTTTCTGCACTAAATTAAATTGTATATTATCTTCACCAGGGTCATACTTATCTTTATACTTATCGTATAATATTCCTAATGCTGTTATTATAACAAATGCTCCTAATAATTTTTGAAATCTCATTTATATTATAAAAACATTTTTATTTGAGTAATTGTAGGTTTTTCCACCATAATTTATTCCTTTTATTATTTTGTCTATCTTCCATTAATAAGTTATATGCTCTATTCGCACCCAATTTCTCATTACTATTTTCCCTATCATTCAAAATTTTCTTCGATTCCATCTTGTTTAAAACTTTCCCCTTTGTTTTTTCTCTGTAATTTAAATATTGTTCAACATTATCAAACCTTTTTTTATTTGTAAAATCTTCTTCTGTTACAGGCACCACTGTCTCAACATGCGCCTTTTTTAAATCCTCGTATTTTAATTTACTAAATATATCCGACGAATAAGAATAATCTGCATCCGTCTTATCTATGAAATCACCGCTTCCTCTATAGGATAAATCACTCACCCTTTTATTAATAACCAACTCTCGACTCTCCTTTTTCTTTTGTTTAAATATTTCATTAAATTCATTCATGTTACTCGCCTTTTTCGTCATTAAATCCCTTTCAGATTTTAACCATTCGCCATATCCATCCGTTTTTTTGTCTTCATGTGATAATTCAAACATTTTATTAAACCAATTACTAAAATCATCCCTCGATTTCCCTTTTAAAGTTTGTTTTAATAATGTAGGATTTTTTTCAACACCCACATCCTTAACATCATATTCCACATTTTTTACTTCCTTTTGTGTTTTATTTTTAAATTTAAAAACTTTATAAAGCATATTATAAGCTTTACTAAAAAAAATAAAAACATCTTTATTATATCCACTTTTGTCTGGATGTGTTTTTAAAGTTATTCTTCTCGCATGCTTCATCTCCTCTTCGCCAAAATCATGCTTTATATTAAATAAATTTAATATATCATTTAAACTATAATTATCTATCTCTAAATCTAATGATTCCATCTGTGTTTTAAATATTTTTAATATTTTAATTTTATATATATATATGCAAAATTTAAATAATGGAAACAATGGAAATAATGGAAACAATGGAAATAATGGAAACAATGGAAATAATAGAAACAATGGAAACAATGGAAACAATGGAAACAATGGAAACAATGGAAATATGGAAAAAGATTATAAAAAAAATCAAAAAGAAGAGGATAAAAAGAGAAAAAAATTAAAAGAAAAAATGGAACTAGAAAATATACTTCGGTCTTATAAAAATATAAAATCACTAGGTAAAGAAAAATACCCTATTGAAATTCATTATAGTAAACTTTTAATTGACGAAAAAAAGAAAAAAAAAGAACTAGCTGGTATTTTATTTACACAAAAAGCGGCATCAAAAATGAATTTTATCGAAAATATTAAAGAAAAATTCTCAATTGATGAAAATTTATTCATTTCTACTGATTATGATATTGAAACTTTAGAAGAAGAAGATAGTAGTGAATCCAGTATGGTTACCAAAAAAGAAGAAGTTGAAAAATCTAAAAAAAAAATTGAATCTATCAAAAAGTTCAAAAGTGCTACATTTGAAACAATGGTTGAATCATTTAAAAATTCCAATATACCTGATAAATATCACAAACTTTTGTCTGTTCTTAACTTAAGTTATCAAGATTATAATAATTTTAATAAAATATACAATTTCGAAATAAAAAACGAAAATGAAACCGAAATGTATTCTAAAATGATTGAGTACGTTGAAGAAACCTTAACTGAAAAAATACCCAATATAAAAAAAATTAGTAATTTAAATACATTCTTAAAAAAATATTTAGATTCTTTTAAAAAAATATTAAATTTTTCAATTGAAAAAAATATGGTAATCGTTCCTGATAATTTTTCACTATTTATTTTATTCCATAATCTCATTATTGAAAAATCTTTTTGGATGTTAATACCAGAAAAAAATAGAGAATTTCTGCTTTTTCTTATCGAAAGAATATTGGAAATCGTAGATGAAAGAAATTCAGAAATTAAATATTATATTACTCAAAAAGATGAAACTGACTCTGGTATTAATTTTGAAGATTCTATTAAAAATATTACTAAAAAATATATTGAAAACATCGACGATGACTTTGTAAAAACCTTTATTAGTAATAATAATTTAGATAAGGAAGAAGGTCTAATTGAAAATTATGAAGTAAAAATTACACCGGATAGAAAATATTATGAAACCAATTCGTTTAGTCTAAAATGGGAAAAAATTCCAACACTTGAAAAAACAAAAATTTTCAGAATGTTTTCTGAATTAGATGATAAAGAAAATTTAATTATATTGCTTATTTCTACTGGTTCTAAAGGTGTTATACAATTCTTATTAATATCAGCACTGCTTATAATACATAATAAAAAAAATGAAAAAAAATTTTCAAAATTTTTAACAGAACCACAACCAAACGGATATTCTCTTATTCAGAATATTTCAAATGATTTTAAAGAAAAAATATTTATTATCACTACTGATTTTGAAAGTAAAACAAAAAATCCATATCAAAGATTTTTAGAATTCATATGGGCTGAATACCAAACCATTCATGCAAAAACCAAAAAAGAATTGAAAAAAGAAAAAAAAGAAAAAAAAGAAGCAATTCAAAAACATTACGAAAATATTAGAGTTAAAAAAGCTAGACAAGTTGAAGCAAATTACAATATCAAACAACAAAAAAAAAGCTAATTAACAATATTTTAATACTTTTTCGAAAAAATTTTTAATTTCATTGTCATTAGACGTCTGATATATTTCACATGGGTCGCCATTAATAAACGCTATTAAAGTTGGAACTGCTTTTATTTTTAAATAATTTTTTACATCGCAACATGAATCCGCGTCCACATCAACCATATTCACCTTTTCTGGCATTTGATTAAAAAATTTTTCTACTGTTGGACTACATCTCTTACAAGGACCACACCAAGTTGCTCCTATCTTAACTATAACAAATTTATTTTTTTTAACATAATTTTTAAATTCTGTTCGATTGCTTATAACAACTCTTTCTCCTGGCATTTATATAAAATAATATAATAATTTTATATAATAATTGAAATTATTATATAAAATTATTATATTATTTTAATTAATATTTTAATTAATATTTTAATTAATATTTTAATTAATATTTTAATTAATATTTTAATTAATATTTTTAACAGTTTTTACTATTTCGCATATGTCGCTTAAATTATCATCCAAGAAACATATATGTGATTCCCAGAAATATTTACAAAAAGCCCACTTAATATTTATATTTGTATTTTTTTCTACCTTGTATTTTCTTATTGGTTCTTGTAGCTCGTTTTCCAATAAATATAATGACTTTTCTGGCAATACATATGCGAGTTGCTCCGTACTTGATATGTTGTCTTGATTTTTTTCTATCATTACTACGTCCCATAAAGGAACATATTTCAACAAATCTACAAACAAAGGTGGATAATTATATTTATATTTCCATTTCCAATTATAACATCCACTTGAATAATATCTCATATTCCAATCCAATCCTTCAAGAAAATTCATGCATATTTTCTGTAAGTTTTCTTCATTTCTATCTGTATCAAATAACTCGTTGTAATATCTATTTTCCCAGTATTCGCTATACGGGTTAATACACATTTCGACATCCCTATTGTTTATAGGTATCATCGAAATTTCCCTGTCTAATGTTTCATATTTATCCATTTTCATTACCCTCTGATTTTTTTGTATCCGATTCCTTATCCCGTATTCTTTCTTTAAATTATCTAATTCCATTTTTGCTAATTTTTCTAATAATTCCCTCAAATTTTTCCAACATATCTTCTCATTATCTTCTATCAATCGTAACTTTTTATTACCCAATTCTACTTTATATAACTCTAATATCATATGTATTCCAAATGTTCTTATATTTAATGATGGAAAATGTGGCATAAAATCATTACCCATAAACATCATCAAAAATACATAGTCTTTTATTAAATTTTCCTTGTTTTGTAAATTTTTCGCATCAAACATTTCTCCCAATATTAAATTCATCAACTCATAAATATCCATCAAATATAACGCCGAATTATCTATATTCGCATTTATATTTGATGCGAAATCAGGTGTCTCTCTAAATAAATATATATCTTTCGAAAATGACAAATGATTTAAACAAAGAATTATTAAATCTGCATCCAAACCATAAATAACGTGTCTCTCGCTATTTTTATTATTTCTAATTTTTTCGAAAATTTTATGCTCTCCTTCCCCCCTTTCTTCTGAACCGGAGACGATAATTTTATCCACATCATATATTTTTTCTCTATCTCTAAAAAATTCTGTTATTTTTTTATCAAGTTTTTTCATAAAATTAGTACCCGGTGTTATACATGTTTTGTCAAAAGATGCTTTTTCTTTCATTTCTATATCACAATCTTCATATAAATCTTCCAATAACATTTCCATAAATTTCGATTTATATCTTCTTTCTTTTTGTTGTTTTAATTTCGCAACCGGTGCTATACCATCAAAACTTATATAAACCATATGTTTTGGTTTAACTAATTTAATATACTCGTCTATTTTTATACAAACCTCTTTTATTAACTCATTTTCATTAATTTCTTTGTTTTTTTTGTTTTTATTCATTTCTTTGTTTTCTTTG